CCAACTGCCGAAGTTCCAGCGACACCCGTAACACTTACGTTAGCATCCGCAGATACTGTGGCAGTCCCCACCGCTCCTGTGGCGGCAGCACCTGTCGGAACCACGTTTGCCGCGGCACTGACAGTGACAGAGCCAACTCCTGCTGTAGCGGCGAGGCCGGTAGTCGGCACATTCGCGGCTGCGGAGACTGCAACGCTACCTAGCGCCGAAGTTCCAGCTACGCCTGTTACAGCAACATTAGCTTCTCCGGTGACCGTTACAGAGCCAACGCCGCCTGTTGCCGCAATACCAGTTACAGCGACAGGAACAGCTTCGTTCCACGCCCCTGATCCCCATGTACCTCGACCCCAGCCGGTAACGCTAGCCATAACGGACTCCGTTAGGCGATACGGATGATCGCGTTACTCGCGTCAGCAGTTGGGAACTGGATCGTGAAATCACCCGCCGTAGATGTTTTATCTGCGCCAAAATCCAACACTACAACAGCGTCTGTGGTGCTTGAACCACCCGCAGTTGTGCTGTTATAGATAATCGCGCCCCTAGCTGTGACAGTAGCGTTTGAAAACGTCAAATCTGCAAAATCACCAAAGGCAGTTGTGCCAGATGATGTTGGAGTGACGCTTGTCAAGTTAGCCCCGCCAGCAGTGTAGTTTGTACCGCTAACCTCGTTAGATGTAGAATAATCAGTAGTTGACGCGTCAAGAGACGCGGAGCTAGTGAAAAGTGCTAGTTTAAAAGTGTGCCCCGAAGATGCGGTAAAATTGTGCTTACCTTGCATCAACTCCACCTTAAATGAGGTACACATTGCTTGTGTTATAGCCATATTACAGTCTCCTTATTGCTTCGGCTAATTCAGGATGGCCCGCATCCTTCAAGGCATTACATACCGTAGTTCTATCACTACGGATAGCCTCTCTCATGTAGAACGCTACAAGACTTTGAATATGCTCCTTGAAAGCGTTCGCTTGATCCCGGATACCGGGATGAGCCGTATCCGAAACAGAAATAATCTTTTCTACGCACCGTTCAGCTACTTCTTCCGGGGTAAACCCCCGGTTTTGCGTAGTAACCACGTTTACTATTGGGCTTGTAGGAAAATCTGTCTTTATTTCAAACATTACAGCTTCTCCCGCATAACGAGCCCTGTACGATACGCATCGGTGTCTTCAATAGCTTCGCCGTAGTTCTTGAGGCGACCAATAGACTCTTGGAATTGCAGAAGGTAGTTTTGGATAATATCCTGTTCACCCTTCATGTAAGTATATGCTTCAATCAAAGAGCCGTACAACATAGCAAGAGGCGCGTTAACACTAAGCCACGTGGTGGCACCGCCCGCACCCGCCGTAAGACTGGTAGGACGGTAATAGTAGTGCAATTCTGCGGATAACGCTCCGTTAGGGGTAGGCGCAATAATAAAGTTAGTAATATCAAAAAACCCGTAGTACCGTGGAACACCCGTAGCTGTAGGGTCTGGATACGCTGTCTGCAAAAAGTTAACGTCTTTGTACTCCAAAAATACGTTATCTCCGCCAGATGTAATGATTGACAAAGAATACGGAGCTAAAAAATCGGCAGGGCAGTTTAAAAACTTGTTACCGCTAGTTAGTGTGCCGGTTTGGTTACGACGAAAAAAGTTTAGCTGAACGCTCTTAAAAATGCGCTCTTCTGCGCCCCGAATGAAAATATCAAGGTTATTAACAAACGTGGTTTCTTGATTTTCTGTGTAATCTTTAATTGCATCCTGCAACTGTGTAAGTGTAAAGCTCATGTTATCACCACCGTAACTTGCCCGACTTGACCCGAAAGCGCGTCGGTGTTTTCTGGCTCAGAAGGCATTTGGGCCACGCCAGCGGTGCTCCAGTTACCGTTTCCCAAATATGTAATCCCATTGGTAGTAATTACAGAGAAAGGTTTTTTGGGGTTTACCACCTCTGGCCTAGCGTCCCGTAAAGCCTGTGCATCGGTAACTTTACGAAAAGGTTCTAGCTGCGGCTGTTTAGCCTCAAACTCGTCTTTGCCAACAAGCAAACCATTCCACTCACGGCGCATATCTTTGTACCGATACCGGAACCCGGATCGGTCAGATACCGCAAAGGAATCTTTGCCTGTAGCAAATTTTGCCATTATACCCTACCAAAATAGTTATATTGTGGGGTGACGTTGAAGGACGCTCTGTCCCGATCCTCTGCCATAGCCCGCTCAAACTCTTCCTCATACGTTGCCTTTAGCAGTTGAGCCCTGTTAGGAGCCCGCTTGATAGACAAGTAGTACGCCAAACCCGCCGCTAAACACGGATACAGCCGAAACGGCACTTCCATAGTATTCGTAAACTCATCCGCGTCATCCATGCGGGTCAAAGCGTCGTAATACACAACATCCGTGCTGTTGTCGGGGACCGGCCAAAGTTTCAAAGTTGGCGTTATCTGCCGATCTAAGAAAAATTGTGATGGCCGACCCTCCGTTGTTTTGGTCGGGATGGAAAGATATGTGTCACGGCTAATACGCTGTAGCGCATAATCCGTCCCGCTCCGTTGGACAACAACAGACAAAATATCAATTATGTCTGCCCCCAAGCTGTAGTTACCTGTTCCTGAAGTCATGGCTTGCGTCCGTTGGGCTATTGTCCACTGGTTCAAACCACGGTTTGCCCACTCCGCAAGCATCAAATTCAAAGAACGCTTTGCCGTTTTAAGGTCGTAACCAGTACGAACCTCAAGACCGCAACGCTCAAACGCCTCCTCTACGTAGTCGGCAACGTCAAGCTCAAAATTTGTGCTTCCGGAAGTAGCCATACTACTTCTTCTTTACCATGCCACCACGGCGCATCTTCTTTACCATGCCGCCGCCGCGCATTTTTTTAACCATACCACCGCCGCGCATCTTCTTAACTGCGCCGCCTTTTTTCATCATCTTGCGTGGTTTCATTGCCATGACTTTAGGCTCCTGTATAAAGTTTCACGTTTCTGAAAAAGCTCTTCTACGTTATATTCTTCCAGATACTTATCATAATAGCCTTTTTTGGCCAGTTTGTCTGCTGCTTCCTGAACTTTTGAAAGCCGCTGGACAAAGATCATTGCGTACTCATCTTCTACTAACTGTAAAAACGAGTTATCGTCAATGAAATCGTTGCAGTCATCGTTCGGGTGAAAACCCATCAACCACATATCACGATCTATAAAAACACCCTCAGAAATAGCTTCATTCAACAAGTCTAAATAGTCGTGAAAGATTTCGGGGTCTTTTTGAAACGCCATATCTACAATAATTACTAGATCAAAAGCGTCTTCCCATTGAGACAAGGTGCTGTATAGCACTTGCATATTGGTGTCATACTTAAAAAGAAACAAAACTTTTTGCTCTTCCCACGCCTTTTGAGCGTAGGGGCAAGGTGGCAACCCGTTGTAATACGGATTTGGCTTCTGTAAAGTGTGGCTAGACCATGCTATGATTTCATCGCATATCTCCCTTTCTTTACCTATGTAAAACCGCGTGTTCGTCATGCCTGAGACACTGACCCTTTCGTGCGCTTACGCTTGCCGTTCATAATAGCGCCACAACCTCGTGCTACGGCTGTACCGGGTATGCTGCTCCCACGAAACGGGCGTTTTGCTTTGGTTTCGTAACCCGCAACGCCACCGTTAGCCATCTTCTTTACCTTGGCAGCCTTAGTGTTAGCCACAACTTGCTTTCCTTTAGACCCCTCACGCTTCTTTTTACGCGCTGTCGAAGCTCGTTCAGATTTCGATAAACTTTGAGCTTTACGTCTAGGCAGGCAACGGTCAGGGTTACGCTTATCTTTTGACGTACCACATGGGCCTTTAATGTTGCCGCTGCTATCAATTCTGACCCAGTCTTCATCTAACCACTCCTGCAACTTACCCATTACTTACCCTTCCTTTTGCCGCCCTTAGACTTCTTGGCATAGTTAGGGTCTTTACAATATTTCGATGCAGCAAGGTTTGCATACGCGGAAGGGTATGTATCAAAAGTGCGCTTTGCCCATGCTTTGCCTTCAGGACAAATCTTACTGCCTTTGCTTTTGGAAGAAGCACTTTTTGATTTCCGCGAATACGCCATCTAAAACATCCTTTGTGCTACGGCGGCGGCAACAATCAAAATGGCTATGCCCCACAACCTTACGTCTAAACGATCAAGCTGCTTTTGAATGTCTGCATACCTGCGATTACACTCTTCTTCGTGCTTTTCTAATAGCTTTAAAACTTCTTCTACCTTCATATTACCACGCCTTACATGACCAGTATCTTGCGCTAAACTTGTCTTTTGCGGTGTCACAGTTATGACGCGCTCTAAAATTTGATCTACGCTTGGGTTGATCTTTCTTGATAGACATATTGGGGTCCCCAAAGCGGACCAGCTTAATCTGATCGCCTTTTTTAGCCAAAACAGCAGATTTTTTTGATTTACCGGGAGTTCGTTTCGGTTTGTTAAATCCAGCAAAAGTCTCTCCCCTGTACTTAATTTTCCCGGAAGGAGTTCTGGTTACATTCTTTGTTGTCGCCATAATGCCTCACTTAAAGAAAAATGCTGCGCTTGTTATGTTCGTTAGAACTGCATAAAGGTCCGTATTAAACTTAACGCCTTCTTCCGGAATGGTTAAATCACCAGAGTCGTTTGCTTTAACCTGCAAAGAAAACACGGAGGTCCCACTGGCACCCCCGTCTTTAACCTCTATTGTGCCGGTAGACGAGTGACCCATATAATGAACCGCCGCTAATCTAGCGGGGCCCGCAGAAATCGTCCCACTAGCGGTCAAAGTTTTTGCTTTTAAGTCCGACCCCGCCATTTACGCCCCCTAGTTATAGAACACCGTTATCGCGGTAAGGTTGGTGGCAACAGATATAAAGATATCGTCCACACGAATACCGTTCGACGGGATGTTAACCGAATGCGTAGTAGATGCGTTGAAATCCAGATCAAGCACGGTAGCCCCGCCACTCCCGTCAGTGACGGTAAGGCGGGGTGTACCTGCGGCTGTTTTCAACTGTATCTGACGAATCCGGGCAGGACCTACAGCAAGCGAACCTGTTGCAGTCACACGTTTTGATTTTACATCAGAATCAGCCATAACAGCCTCCTATTAAGCTAGGTTGTTGTTTTGCTGATACAGAATTGTAAAACGAACCAAACCTGCGCTTGTTGCAGCAGAAGCAGTTACAGTCAAACGAATGTCTGCTGTTCCAGTGTCCTGCCAAGCAAGAGCGCCACCAGCTTCAGTTGTCGGGTACTTGCGGCCTGCGCTTGTTCCACTGGCAAAAGTATTCAGAATGGTAGCTGCGCCACCTACAGTGTCACCGACACTGAGGTTAGTTGTACCACTTGCAGCGGTAATAACGTCTATCACACAGTCAATAATCTGGGAGTTTGCAGGGATAACAACATCCGTTACTTGCGCGGCAAGTGCGCCACCAGAAAGGTCTGCTGAAAAAGTCTGAGCCATAACAACTTGGCCAACATTTGCAATGTTAGTCCCAAGGGATGTGCCCGTGGTGTTTTTGATAGTTCCGGCCTTAATTGGTCCAGAAAAAGTAGTTGTAGCCATGTGTCTCTCCTGTCGTGGCTAGTGTCAGCCCATTAGGGGCTGTCAGGGATATAAAAAACTATACAATAAAAAAGGGCGACTGTGAAGCCGCCCTTTTTCGTCAAGGTATTTAGAACCTTATGCGCCCGGTGTACCGAACACACAACGCCAATCAGAAACGCCGAAGCTGTAACGCTCACGGGCCTTAAACCGCATATTTCCGGTGTCAAAGTCACCTTCCATAGCAGTCTTGATTGGTGAACGGTTGAAGAACTTGAAGCCGTTCGGTGCATCCGTCTTAATGAAGAAGGCATCTGTGTCAGTCAGGAAGTGGTTAACCACTGCACCTTCTGGCAACATACCCATGTTCTTCATGGCGTTTGCATCGTTGTCGGCTGTTCCTGAACGAAGGTTTGAGTTGATTACCCGCTCTGCAATGAATTGCAGTTCTTTCGGGATAATCAGCTTTGTACCACGTACAGCAATCTTCAAGCCGCGCTCGTCAGTCAGACCAGCAACGTCAATCAGCATCTGCTCAAGAGAGGTCTCATTGAGGTCAGCCGCTGTTGACAGCAGGTTGCGCTGGTTACCAGACAGAGACGGGTGAGCGGCAGAGCAAAGTGCTGCACCATCACCAACAGGGCTGCCAGTGCTGAACGCATTGTTCAGGATTGCAGCAGCCTTGATCTGCTTTGTCTGAGCCATTGAACGAGCCAATGCCTTTGTGTAACGAGACGCAAGACGGTCGTAAAGATTATCTTCAATCGCTTCTTCAGTGATTGAAAATGCCAGTGCAATCGTCTCATGTGTGTAACGAGCAGTGTATGTCTCTTGAGCATCGTCAAAGTTGATGGCAGCGCCCTCACCTTTAACTGGTGCTGTTGAGAAACCACCAAGCATCACTTCTTCTTCAAATGCGCGATCTGATGACTCTTCTTCAAAGATTTCACCATGCTCATTTTCGTAGCGGTCATACTCAAGTCCGAACAAAGCATTTAGTCCGGGCTCAAGCTCTTTCGCTAGTTGTGCGCGAGAAATAGCCATTATCTATCCCCTCCTTAAATGCCGGTTGACAACGACGTGGTCTGTGAAGCCGAAGCTGCCACAGGCGCGTTGTGATGGAAATTGAACCGAACTACGAAGTTCACACCAGCAGATGCGTACTCAAGGTTAGCCACATCTTGTGTGAGGCCAACAATACGCATAAACAGCGTTGCTGTTGTTGCTGCTGTAGAAATGTCTAGTTCAGCAGTGGAACGACCGTTTGCAGTTGAGCCAGAAGTCGCTGTTGCCAATGATGCGTTAGCGAAAACGTCAGCAAGTGCAGTTGCACGATCTGTTACGCCCTCGTCAGCAGCTACCATGAACAGTTGGTTCGGGTTGTCAGCTACAAAAGCCTTTACCGGGAAGTTCGTATCAACGCTGACGTTGTTTGAACCGGGCCAGTAATTTTTGAAGACAGTCTTTTTGGAAGAGCTATCTACATACTCAACACCCATCAGGACGCCTAGAGCAGGAACTGTACCACCATTGGCATTACCAACAATGTCAATCACGCCAGCAGCCAGCGGAATTACCGGTGAATACTGAAAAATTGCATTTGTGTTGTTGGATGCGATCTCATATTGAGTCACGCCAGTAGTGTTGGCACCTGCGCCATTTAGCCCGATAGGACGAAGTCCAAAGGCAGTATCTTGATTTGCCATTTGATTTTTCTCCTAATCAGGGCGGCCCTTTGAATTATTTCTGTGGACCGCCAAAGGTTACACGAGATTGACGGTCAGGTTTACTGATCGTCATGGTTGAATGTGCATTCTCACGCATCATGTCAGAGTCAACAGCCTGCATCTGGTCAGCGTTTCTCTGAGAGAAATACTGTGTCCGTTCTGCCACTGTCTCCAATGGAATCCGTGCGAGAATAAGTCCACCTACTCCAAACACACCTTCGTATTTACCTGATTCGACTACCGGGGACTCAAAGTCTGGGTACTCATCCTTACGGACCAGTTCCCACCCTTCACGCATTTTTGCGCTTACGTTCTTAGTATCGTCAAAACCACGGGTTTCAGCCCTGATCCAACGATGCTTAAAACCATCCGGTGCAGGTGGTGCATCTAACATAGACGGGGGAGCCCACGGCTTACGCCTTGCCGTCTTTTCCCTAGATTGGTTTGCGCGAGAAGTCCGTTTTACAGAACCTTCAAACATTTCGTTTTGTTCTTCAGCCATTTCAACTACTCCTTCACGTATTTCGCGTATTCTTCAAGCGGCACACCCAATTTCTTCGCTATCGCGACTTGGCTAGGGGTGAGTCTAACCTTTTTCCCACTACTGCGCC